GTAACGCTTTGGTTCTTTGGCAACAAAGAACGGTTCCTGGCTTTGGTTACTTTGTCCCACAAAGTAACTGGTTTGGTTCTTTGACAACAAAGAACGGTTTATGGGTTTGATTTGGCTTTTGATTTGGCTTTTGACTTTGAATACTGCCGTGGCACATATGCAGGATCCGTGCATAAATGACCCTACCTGTGCACATAGTATACGTTACTAGATGATAGCGAGAAGTTTGCGGAACACAAAATTTACCAATTGGAGAGGGTAGGGTCATTTTAGCCCCGTATACCGGGCAAAAATTGTTTGCGGAAGATGTTTGTGCCCCTAGTATATCTCTACCTTCCGGAAACATTAATAAACCCTCCCCTTCCGAGGGTACGAACCTAACTACATTAGGTGGTAGTTAGGTTCGAACCCAATCGAAATTAGGGCGGTTTGCAGATGCGGAAGCATGTTTGCGGAAGGTTCCGGAAATAAGAAATAGCCCAGCACAATAGGGGTTAGAGGGAAATGGCAAAAAATGTTTGCGGAAGGCCTATTCTAGAGGCCCTGGAAATATATGGAAATTGGTGGGAATTAATTGGAAATTGATAAAGGCTAAATGCGTGGACTATCTCTCTACTGGAAACAGTTTCCATTCAGCGCGTAATCTGGTAATCCTTGGAAACTCGTATGCATAGAGTATACATCGTTGATCCTAGTTGGCTTTGCTTACTTTGTCCCACAAAGTAAGGCTTTGGTTCTTTGGCATCAAAGAACGGTTTATGGGTTTGATTGTACGGTTGTACGGGTTCGAGGCAAGCGGTTACCGGCTCCCCGTTGGGTTGGCTCGTACTCTATATACTTTCCCCGAAGGGATTAGAAAGTATATAGAGACGAGACAAGGGAACGGGGGGCGGTTCGGTTGCTTGCCTCGGGTGGGAGTCCAATCGTCCAATAAATCATGGGAACGAAGCGGTGTGTGCGTAGTTCCCTCTGTCCTTATACACTTGGAGGGCCAGAGGTGGATATCTCCCCCGAAGGGATTAGGAGATATCTACCGGTCACCGTCTACTGGTGACTGGCGGGTCCGGTACTCCTAGAGAATGGGGCCTGGCGGTTCGACCAGCCGCCTGAGGTGTCCAGGCGGGGGGCGGCCAGCCCCATGGCACCACTCTTAACTATATAGATACCACCTCCATCAATTTTTTTGGAATTTCTCACCCTTGTACAGTTTTTGTACGTTTGGTTTTTATTTTTTGTTTTTGTAATTTTGGCAGGCATTCATTCATATGCAGTATTTTATTACGTTTCATTTGGTTACGTGGTATATAGTTTTTATACCATTTTAGTGCTTCTTGTTTTGTTATAAAGGTTCGGTAGGGTATTTTTTGGTGAGGGTTATAGATCCACCAGGTATTATGTTCAGTTCCGGTCCAGTTTAGGATTTGTGTAACGGTTCGGATATCGTTTTCGGGTCGATTGAGTGAGAGTGCGATACCGGGTATGGGCCATCCTTCATCGAGGTACCATCGGATAGTGGCGAGGCAGTCGACGGTAAAGGGTCGTTCACGGATCCAGTTGAGTGATTTACCGGTCATTGAGCCATATTCGCGCATGAACTGTGTATCGGCGGGTACAGTTGACAGGTGTTGTGCATCGTGGTGTGTATCGAGTGTATCGATGAGTTGGTTCCAGTAGGATTCGTGTTGAAATCGGGGTCGAATTTCGGGTGTAATTCGTCCGAAGGGTGTTGGGCGGTATGTTTTACTAATTTTGGATCGTGATTTCATTGTATGGGTAAAGCTGGACAGGTTATGGTTGATTCCGGTGTTTTGGTTAACCAACGGAATCATCCTTTTGGTCGTTGTTGTTTATTGGGTCGTTATTGCTTATTTGGTCGTTTAAGAGTTGTTGAATATCGGGTTCGGGTGATTGCCAGTCTTTTGGTTTCAATAATTTACCATCGGGGCGTGTGTTATCGGGTGTTTTTTGCATATTGGCGAGGTGTACACGGCGAAATATGGGACGAATATCGATTCCGAACGCGATTGCGGTACCGTATACGACGTATAATAGGTCGGCGAGTGCGTCGGCTATCTTACATAACGATTTTTGGTCGATCGCGTCTTTTAGTTCGTTATATTCTTCTTGAATAAGTGATTTTCTTAGGGCAATAACGGGTTCGTCGGGTATTTTGGGAGATTCTTCGGCGTATTGACCGGTGTGGTAGGTAAATGTTTGGACTTGATGGTAATGATCGGAACCCATGGCGTGGATAATATGGGCAATACAATGCGGACAGAGCCGTATCTCGTGATCGTTACGGGTATAATTTAAATAAGCGGTCTCGGAGAGCGGTGAATTGCAAGCGGAACAGTTGGTGGGGGCGCTTCGGAGTAAAATACTGGGTGTGCCGGTTTGTGGATCGGTATAACTGTCGAGATAAACGGTGTCACCGCGTTGGATACCGGCTGCGTTCATCAAATCAACGGGTAATGTGATGTTTCCGGAACTGTCAGGGACGCGAATGATGGTCATCAGAACACTCCTTTAGGTAATTTGTTCGAATAATTCTTAAATTAAACAAAATCACTATTACTCGGGACTAAAGTGGGCATTACTCGGGCCAAATGTGGGCATTACTCCAGGTTATTACGGGTTTTGTTCGAAATGTGTACTCCTCAAGTATACTGGGTTTAATTGACAGTTTGCAAGGGGGCCGGTATGTTGTGTGTGAGGGATTATGTCGTTTTATAAGGTAATTTGTATGGATATTCGTTAGGGTTTTCGGGAATACGGTTCGAGGAGGGGCAGGCGATCATGAGTATTTCGGAATTGAGTCCGGTTCAGCAGCGAATTCTTAAAGTTGTCGGCAGTGACGCGCGGATCAATACGGTTAAAAGTATTGCGGAAGCGGCAGAATGTAAGGAAGCAACGGTTTATCGGCAGATGGAGGATCCGGTTTTTAGAGAAGCCTTTAATCATGCCAGTCGCGGACGTGTTCACGTACAGGTTCCGGCGATATTGGATCAAATGGCGATCGAAGCACGAAGCGGTGACGTCAAAGCAGCCAAAATGATTCTGGAAATTACGGGTACGTACGAACGACGGCAACGTATTACGGGTGATCTTAATACGGAAACCACACATATATTCCAAGATGACAGCGAAATAAAGGATGTGCTGAGCGCAACGTTTCCGGATCTTTTCGATGACGACGAGGAGGATCCCGACGATGGCTGATTTGGTGTTGGGGTTCTTTAGCGGTGTGATCGTAACGGTATTCGGGGTGATCGTCGCGGTGATGGTACTTGGTGCACAGAATCCGGCGACAAAAGAAACGATCAATCAAACGATGCCGGATGGTACAATGTTTCAACGTAAACCTCGGAAACCGGATAACGAGAAAGCGTATAAAAATTTAAACAGCAATTATCAAAAGGAAAAGAACGAGGAGCTGTTAGGAATTTATGACGACGGGATTAGCTGATCTGACGCCGAAACAGGCGGAACAGTTACGTCATTCGATGCGTGAACGCAGTCGTACGGATTTACATTATCTGGCACGACACGTTTTGCGGTATGATCGAGTGACGGGACATATTCATAAAAAGATGGCACGTCAGATTACGGTTCCGGGACATCGATTTAAACTTTTGTTATGGCCACGTGGTCATTTTAAATCAACGATCGCGACTGAGGCCGGGTCTATCCATGCGTTATTAAACGATCCCAACGAACGAATCCTGCTCACCAACGTTAAACTCGGGAACGCACGTAAATTTATGCGTGCGATTATGGAACATTTTCGTAGTAATTCGTTATTCCGTTGGATATGGCGTGAATGGTGGATCGAAAATTTTGCCGATCAATACGATCGGATGGAAATGGGTGACCGGTTGGATTGGGTTACCCGCGAAACACAAGACGAGTTTACCCTCCTCCGCCCCTATAGAGGCCGGGAAGCGTCCATCACCACCGGTGGTGTGGACGCTTCCATGGTCTCGCAGCACTATTCCCGTATTATTTGCGATGACTTGATCAACCGTGAATACGTACGTTCGGCGGAGATGGTTGAAAAAAGTATCCTATATTTTCGCGATCTGCTTGACCTTTTGGATCCGGACGGGACCCTGGTTGTGATTGGTACCCGGTGGTCCTATATGGATCTATATGAATGGATTATCGATAATTTTGGTCATCGGGCTACCTTGAACGTACCGGATGGGTATATTTCGCAAGAAATTAAAGAAGCCTCGGATCAAACACCGGATGATGAAAAGGAATGGATGTTCTCGATACAGCCTTGTTTCGACGAACAGGGTGACCCTATCTTTCCCGAAGAATATTCACGAAAAGTATTGGACGATCTTGAGACCGCGAAAGGGCCTTATGAGTTTGGTGCACAGTATTTATTGAACCCGACCCCGAAATCGGATCAAAGTTTCAAAGACGAATGGTTTAATAAACTCGATGTAATGCCGGATCCTTCTGCGTTATCGGTCTGTATTACAGTCGACCCGGCGAAATCATTACAGGATCGTGCGGATCGATCTGCGGTCCCCGTATTCGGGTACGATCTTCATAACAATATGTACCTATTGGACGGGCTGAACGAAAAATTATCCGAGGACGAACTATTGGAAGCCATCTTCGATCTGGCCTGTAAATGGCAGGATCGTGCGAAACGATTCTATCCGATCGGATGGGAAGCGGTCGGGTTCCAGGAAACGTATATCCATAATTTCGAACGGATGATGAAAGAACGAAACCGATTCTTTTCAGTCGAATCGATTAAACGTCGGGTGTCCAGTAAAGAAGAACGGATCCGTCGATTGATCCCACGTGTGAAACATGGATTTTATGTTCCGAACGTATTATTGATCCAACCACGTACCAAACGTGAAGACCCGTACGATCTGACCCGTCGGTTGATTTGGGAACTGACACGGTTCCCACGTGCACAATACGACGATCTGGCCGATGCGACCGCAGATCAATTGGATATTGTCCCGTCTAGTTATCTACCACGCGGTAAAAAAGGTGAACCCAAAGAACGTGAAGGTACGTTCAGTGAGCCAAAGATTACCAGTAGCCATCCCTCGATCGTCCAGGATCGAAGAACTCGAAAATATGCCCGTGCGCTTATGGATGATACCAGCGGCGCGGTTCGTTAAGGAGTGTACTAATGGCAGTTACGGCACCGTGGTTACGTAAAAAACGAGAACAATCCGAGGATTTTGATCCGAGGGAACATAATACAGAGGAAGAAAACGATTTATTGGCCCATGCCGAGGAACGGTTCGTATTGGCCGAAAACGGTAAGACGGATCCCAGCGGTCGGCCGTTACACGCCAAATGGCGCGATATGGATAAAATGTATCGTGGTAACCAATGGAAGAGTAGTACCCCGGCATATCGTTCACAGCCGGTTATTAATCTGACGTTTGCGTTCGTCGAAGCGGTGGTCCCAAGGATTACAGACAATAATCCAAGTATCCTGGTACTGCCACGACAGTCACGTAAAGATCAACGGTTGGCGGATTATTTACAAGATATCCAATCGTATCTATGGTACTCGAACGAATTCCAATACGAGTTAGGGATAGCCGCTCGGATGGTCCTAAAATACGGGACCGTTATTTTTAAAGCGGTATGGGATCCCGATCTATTTGATGAATTAGGTGATGTTCGTTATACCGTGCTTCACCCGATGAACTTTTTCCCGGACCCACGTGCTGAAACGATTGATCAGATGGAATATTGTTTCACACGGATCCCGAAACCGTTGGAATATTTTGCACGTCGTTGGCCCGATAAGGGACATCTTGTGCGACACGCACATGATCTTGATGCTACCGAGAATACCGAGGGTGCTAATACGTACGTTGGTGAAGAATCCGCGGCACTTCACGAATACTGGTTCCGGGATGAGAACGGCGATCAATGTGTTATGTATTATGCCAACGGTGTGGTACTGCAAATTATCGGTGGCGAGTACGATGATTCCAACGAACCCGTCTACCGGCATAATAAGTTTCCGTTTACACGTTGGATTAACTATCCGATCGATAAACATTTTTGGGGTATGGGCGAAATTGAAATCGTTGAAATTATTCAACGGCTTATTAATTCTTTCGAAGCACAGATCATTGATAATACACGACTTATGGGGAACGCGATGTGGGTTGTTTCGAAACGGATATCCGGACTGACCGAGGAAGATGCTTGGCTATTTGTCGATCGGCCCGGTCATATTATCTTTACCGATGAAGGCGGTGTGGAACGGGTACAAGGTGAATCGATCCCGCCGCATATTCCGCAACACGTCACGTTCCTGATCCAATTAATGGAACAGATTCTAGGTGTCCACGATGTGGTACAGGGACGTCGGCCTTCGGGTGTGCGTGCTGCGAGCGCTATCATTGCGTTACAAGAGACCGCTAATATTCGGATACGTCAGAAAGTGCGTCATATGCAACAGGCTTTAATACGGTTGGTCCAACAAGGTAACGCGTTGGTATTGGAACATTATAACGAACCACGTAACGTTCGTATGACAGGTCGACATGAGATCACAACGCTTGATGTTCGCGAGGCACTCGAAGAACGGTTACTTGACCAGGCGGCAGCGGCCCAATTATTGGAAGGCCGTGCCCCGGAAGAGATTACGGAAGACGATATGGAACAAATCATTCGCGAGATTAAGTTTCCTGCGTTCGATGTTGAAGTCAATATTGGTCCGAGCGTTCCTTATTCACAGGCGTTACTATACGAGCAGGCCAAAGAATATTTCGGGTTGGGTGCAATCGATCAGCAGGCACTCCTTGAGCATACAAATTTCCCGGGTGCTGAAGAAATTATTAACCGGATGCAAGGCGGAATGGCAGCGGAACAGGAAATGAAGGAACGGGTTGGCGAAGCAACCTATCGTCAGCAACAAGGCGGTATGCCGGCAGGTTCCGATATGTCGATGCCGAGGGGAGGTGGCAGGTAATGAGTCCAGTACGTGATATGGGTGAACAGAAACCGTCTGCTAACCCGCAAAGTATTGAAGAGTTTATGAAACAAGAAGGGTCCAAGAAATGGACCAACGAGGAATTGATGAATAAGGTACCGGAATCTCGATCCAAGCGAAAATAGCAGAACCCATACAGTGGTAGCCGACGGGCTTAAAACGGCAACACCAGAGCCGACGGGCTATAAACGGAATTTACGGGCGACGGCCCTAAAACGGAAGGCGGTACAGATAAATGGAGTTTCAGAACCGAGAACATCGAATCGAAGACGAAGGTCCTGTCGACGTCAACGAAGCCGAAGTAACCGAAGAAACAACATCGGAACCCGATAAAACATCGGAACCGGTTCAGGAAGAAACGTTCAGCGACCCCGAACCGGAACCGGAACAGGATACCGATCCCATGGTCACGGATTCGGACGGTAATCCATTAACACAGTCGCAGTACGATGCTCAGTTACGTCGTCGATTAGAACGTCAGGAACGTAAACTTGAGAGGGAGAGGAAGAAAAAAATGGAGAAAATGTTCGGTACTTCCGACGAGAACGAAATTGCTAACTATTATCAAGCAGGTCGGGCGGTATCTGAACGTGCAGGTGCTCCACCGCGGACTATCTTGGACCGGTTACGGCAGCAACAATCACAACAGAAACCCGGTCAGCAACAAGGTGTCCCGGCTCCTTCCTCGATGAGTGATAACGAAGTGCTTCGGGAAGTGCGAGAATTACGGGAAACGCTCGAAACGGAACGTGAACGTAACGTTCGACAGAAACAAGAACAAGAGGCACGTGATGAATTCGGTAATTTGTTCGAAGAGAATCGGATGGATATCGAAGAATATGCCGAAGATTACGGACTCTCGTTAACGGACGCGTCTGCTGTCGTATTACGTCCACATCTAAAGAACCATTATAAGAACCAGATTAAAAAACAACAGCAGACGAAACGTAACCGTGCTGTGGATACCGGATCGGGTTCACCAGGTAAATCGACACCAACCCCGAGTGAATCATTAACTGCTAGTCAGAAACGTGTGGCACAGAAGATGGGATTATCTCCCACCCAATACTATAACCAGCTCAAAGAGTTGGGTCAGATTGATGAAAGTTGAGGTGACGATAAATGGCTTTTGAATCTGTTCGAAACTTGATCAGTGGTAAACCTCCGGTAGCACCACCGCTATCGAATTATAAATTGCCGTTAACGGAGTCCGAAGATGCGGTTTCTGGTGCAGCGTATCGATTGAACCGTGTCGGTGCAGGTAACTTCCGACTAACGTTAGCACAAGATACCGATAAAGATGCTGCTGCTATTTGTCTGAACGATGTGGATGGTGAGGCCGACGACGGCAGTGATGCCCAGGTATTTGCCCGTGTGGCATGGATCACACCGGGTATGGTTTATAAAGTACCGATTACCGACAAGGACGGTACCGCTCTGACGACATTGCACACCGATGTTCAGATTGGTGCCACGTGTAATATTAACGATACCGGGGACGGCCTCGACGGAGAGACGGATACCAGCTCCGTTGACGGACCTCTGTCCGTTATAGATATCGACGAAGACGAAGAAGTGGCATGGGTTGTTTTCAACTCCTGTTATCTCAATACTGATCGCGACTTGAGTGCTTAATTTAAATACCTGTGGAGGTGACGAAGAATGGCTACAGCACGTCTAGAACATTTTGGATCCCTATTGTATCCAGGATTACGCGAAATATTTATCGATAAATATAACGAATATCCATCTTTGATCCCGGAGCTATTCAACGTACTATCAACCGATAAACACCAAGAAGAAGATCAATCGATCGGTTCCTTTGGTGATTTTGAGGAATTTTCGGGTACTGTTAATTATCAGCGTATGTACGAGCAGTATTCTGCAATTTATAAATTCCCTGAATATACCAATGGGTTCCAAATCGAACGGATCCTATACGACGATGATATGTACAGTATTATCAATAAACGTCCGCAAGGGCTTGCGATATCCGCGCAACGTACCCGAGAGAAGCATGGGACGGCGATCTTTAATAATGCGTTCGATAGTGATTATCCCGGACCGGATGGAAAAGCCCTATGTGCGACTGACCATCCGACGATGACGCCAGGTGGACCGACGGCGCGTAGTAATATGGATACATTGGAATTGAACCACGAGAACCTTATGACAGTTGTTAACCGGATGCGACAAACAAAAGATGACCGTGGTGAAATATTCCCGGTTATCCCGACAACACTTATGGTTTCGGTTAATAACCATGAGCTGGGCTGGAAATTGATCGCAGCTGAACATCAGATTCAGCAATCCGATGAAAATCCCAATATTCACCAAGGTCGCTATCGGTTGATTACCAACCCGTATCTAGAAGACGATGATGCATGGTTCGTTATGGATGACCAGTATCGTCAAATGTTCCTTAACTGGTTCGATCGTACGCCGCTCGAATTCAGTATGGAGGAAGATTTCGATACGTTCGTCTCCAAGTTCCGTGCGTATATGCGTTACGATGCTGGTTGGAGTGACTGGTTCTGGATTTATGGGTGCAACCCGAACGCGTAACGGATAGTTAATTAGGCGGGATACCCGTTAGGGTAGCTGTCCTCCGGCTGTCCCGCCTATTTTAAGGAGGCAAAAAGATGGCTAACGAATATGGTATGCATATTAATAAAGCACTTTCGGCAAACGGATTTGGGATCGGGACCGAAGGGAACGAGACCACAGTCGTTGATGATTCCGGTAATCTCTATCATAAAGGTGTCCAGCTTGATTTAGACCCTGCCGAAGTAAACGCGAAACGACTTGCCACGATCAGTATGTCCCCGTCCGATTTTAGTGATGATGATGAAGTCGAGACTGGTTTTACCCTGCCTGAGGGTGCAATCGTAACCAATGTATTCTTAAACGTTGGGACCGAAGAAACAACCCAATCAACCAAGACAGTAGATGTTGGTACCCTATCGACCGATGATGGTGATGCCGACGGGTTCTTAGCTGCGGTAAGCGTGGGGGCAACCGGGTTGGTTAAAGGTACATTGGATAATGACGGCCAAACACTCGGTGCGTTGCTATACGTAGACGAGGATGGAGCCGGTACTTTGGTACCTGAACCGGATATTGCTTCGGGTGAGAAAATGGTTACTGTTACCGCTGGTGATGCGTCCGGTCTTGATGAAGCTGAGTTCGATATTATTATCGAGTATATCGAGGTGACCTAAATGGCGCTTTATAAAGATTACGGATATACCCTGGTAGAACAGGGTATATCCGTTGAAGATGATACCGATGATTTTTATACACGAATAATACCGATCCAAGGGTATACGCGATTATTGGTCACCTACGATATTACGGTTGCTTTCACCGGTGGGTCTTCACCGGGTCTTGCATTTACTATCGAAGGGAACGTATCCGGTGATTCGGAAAATCCCGAGTGGGTTGAGCTAACAACACTTGTGACCACGGATAATGGATATGAATCCGCAGCACCTTCCGATCCCACAATCACCAGTACCGGTAAAGATTATAAATATTATTCCGGTCTGGTCGGAACCGATATCCGGATCAAGGTGTCGGTCAGTGGCTCACCTACAGGTGGAACAGCAACAATCGATAATATTCATCTGCTAGGTAAATAACGATCGGAGGTACTAATGCCGGATAAGTCGAATCATGTTGATAGTAATCAGGACAAAATGCCATCACTAGATACATCCGGTGATCTCGCTAGGGTCCGTGAGTTATATGATACCGAACGACGTTTAGCTCAAAGTATTAGTGAATTGACGATTACGCTAGGACGATTCGAACGCGAGATAAGCGAAGTCAGATCATATATGAAAAGTTATAACAACTTACGATCCGAAGTAAATAAAGCGCTCGAAGTATCACTGGAAGCCTGTCGTAAATTGGAATATATCGAGAAAAAAGATACTTGGTGGGATGACGTAAGAGAAAGTATTGGTTGGGTTATTGGTTTCGGCGCAACATTATTATTGATAATGGAACGGATGGGATA